ATGATAGCTAAACTGAGAGCCTTCATGGCTACCGAAGTTTTCAAGTACCTTTTCTTTGGGGTTTTGGCAACTTTGGTCTATATGGTCAGTCGTACTTTGATTTTTCAGTTTACCCAACAAGGAACACTTTCAGCAGTCTTAGCAAATGCGATTGCCATTATCTTTGCCTTTTTTACAAATGACATGTTTGTCTTCAATCAGGAAAAGACAGGTATGGTCACGCGCTTTGTTAAGTTCGTGGGAGCCCGCCTCTTGACCTTGGTCTTAGATTTGGCTCTGGCCTATTTCTTGGTTGATACCTATCCAGAAATTATTGGTCAATTTGTTGGTCATAGTCATGCTTGGGTAAATGGTATCGAGAGTTTATTCTCTCAGGTCCTTATCATTGTATTGAACTACATTATTTCTAAATTCTTCGTCTTTACAGGCGAGAAAGTATAAACAAAAAGGAAGTTGTTAGGAAATGTGTTAAAACCATTTCTTACCAAAATTTTTCCTGCTATTTCATAGATTTTATTAGAGTGATATCAAAGCGATTTTGTGAGTTGTTTTAGCAATTCACACCCCATAAGTTGCCGTTTGCTTACCCCAAAAGTTAGCAATATGGAAAGCAAAAAATACCCGTTAGGGTATCAATCAATTTACGAGTTTAGCAGGCAAGAAACTAGCACCAGTAAGGTGCTTTTTTTAGTTGTCTTCGCCTAGTTCCTTTATTATATCTGATACCTTTTCTAAACTCAATGTTTCGTGTGGCTCAACTCGTTCACCATCTAAAACGTAGTCATGGATCTTACCATTCTTTCGGACAATCTGGACAGTATCACCTTTAATAAAACCATTGTCCATAGCCTCTTTAAATTCATCATAGGTTAGCATTATATTATTCTCCTTTCCTATACTATTCGTAATTGATACAGAAAAATACGTGCTTTTTTAAGTAATTCTATTATAGCGAAAATCTTAGCATAAATTGGTATAGACACCCTATAAAAAACTGGAAAAAATTGCGCGTGATGTAAGACAACACCTTGTCGTGGCTCTCCAGACGGCAATATAGGGGCGGGGGTGTATTTAAAAATAGCCCGAATGTTATCGGACTATTCTTTGTTTAAGGCAGTCTATGGACGTTTTAGGGGCGTTTTATATCAACATTTCTCAACATTCTTATACCACGCGCCACTATATACTTTTATATTCTATTATTTTCTAACATTTATGGTTTCCATTCCCATATTTTCCAATAATATAGTAGTGTTTTATTCCGACATTTTCCAACAATTAGGGCATTTTATATCAACTTTTTTCAACTTTTTAAAAGCGCTCAGATAACCCAAGCGCTTCATTAGCTATGCTTCACTGCAACCCTTAGAATAGCTCTCAAAGCTATCACAAATACGGTTAAACACCTTTGTAAGGTCTTTATCTTCCACATACTCAACAACCATTGTAAAGGTGTTGTTAGCCTCGTTCCCACCGATTGTGATCTCTGTTGGTTGTTGTTCATACGTTCCGACCATATAACCGAGGATAGCAGTAGATGTTACATTAGCATGATCCATAGTTTCGAATTCATGTTTAAAAGTGAATGATTTAGCATTGTCAGTAAATGATTTGAATGTCATGGTTGTTCTCCTTTACTTAATCAGTATAAGTTACAAAGACGCTATCCTTTAGGCTTTGCACACTTACAACGTTTTTATCAATCATAAAGTCATTGATACGAGTTTCAAACTCTTTATCTGGCTCTGGTTTAAACGCTTGAAAACCAAGTCCATCAGTTCCGTCTTGTACGAGTTCTCTTGTAAATAGTTTAATTTTCATTGTTTTTGATATCCTTTTCTTTTAAAATAGCGATTTGTCCCCTTGTTGTCCCTCTTAGTCCCCTTGTTTGGAACATATACGAGACCAGTAGTAGCAAGGGTTTGAGTGGTGTTTGTCCCCTTGTTCCATTCTTTTCTCTATTCTCTTATATATAACTATCATATATCTATTTATATATATATAAACATTACAAAGAAAGGGACAATGGGACAGAATAGGTCTAACCCCTTATGTATCAAGCGTTTAAGGGTGTTCCATTGTTGCGATTTTTTGGGGACAATAACGGGACAATGGGACATTATCCCTCTTTAACTATTGAGCGTTGTGGGTTGGTTAGTTTCTTCCTTTCAAAATCATAAGGATCTAATGTTTGAATATCGCTCGTTTTTGCCCGAACTTTTTTAATAACATAATTATGAGGCGTCAAGTTTCTTAGACTTTTTGCGATTTCTCTACCTGCTCCATATAGATTAGGCTTCGGAATGCCCATATCTTCGGCATAATTTTTAAGTTTCCGAGTGGCAATAAATACTGGGACAACGTCTAACTCATGCCAGCCGTTAGGGATGTATTCGTTTTTGATAAAATCAAGCAAATAATCATTATCTTCTTGATACTGTTCTAACAAGTCTTTGACTACTTTAGGCTCAATAAATTGTGTGAAAGGCTCTTGATTGACGGTTTTATACAGAACGTATTCTAGGACGTCTTTATCTGCTAGGAACTCGTTCTTAATCCAAGGCTTTTCGGTTTGACCGTTAAAGTCTGCATTAAAAGGAACAATCATAATACGACGATACCAGCCCTTTGTTTTATTCCCACCATTAGGGATATAGTTCCCCGAAAAGATATTAAAGAGCTTAAAGGTTGCTTCAAAGGCTGGTCTTCCTTTTGGGTTAACCAGTACGGTGTCACCGCTGGTAATACTCATTAGGTCAGACGGATTTCTCAAGTATTCATTAGGTGCTTCATCTCCAATGTTACACACCTTACCTACAAGCGTTTCTAAATTAAACTTATCGCTAAACTGTGCAGGCTTTAAAGCTGACACGTTACTTTCACCGATTAGATTGATAAGCAAGCGCTGAAATGTTCCTTTACCATTGTTACCGTCACCATATAAAATAGCGAACTTGTTACGGGTATAGTTTGGGTTGATAGCCTCGAGGATAATTTGCCAAAAGAGGGTTATCAACTCACTATCACCACAAGCGATAGAACTTAACCAATCATCAAACGTCTTACCCTCTCTATCCTTAGGGGTAAACTTAGGCGGATTGTAAGCAGTGGCTATCTTACTGGTGATAATATACTTAGGATCAAATGGTCGTAGTTGTTTGTTTTTCAAGTCTAAGATACCATTCTGTACTGGTACTAAGTTAGCACTTTCTAGCGGTTTTCTTATCTTCGTCATGGTGCGTACCATCATTTTGATTTGTTTCCAGTCGTTTGGTTTTATTCTATTATCAAACGTCTTACACAAAACATTGAATTCGTCTACGCTAGCAGTATAGATACCCTCGTCGAGATCGTACAGATAGAGCAAGCTATTATCAGCGGTGTTAGACTTGGAAATAAAAGTAAACGTTGCAATTTTGCTCAACTCTTTGGCAACCGTATAAATAGGTGGTAGGGGAATTTTGACACCCAAACCATCTTTTTTACCAACGGTCTCTGCGTGTTCCTTGCGCCATAGCTCACCAGCTTGATAGATACGGTCTGTAAGTTCTTTCATAGATTTAGGTGGCTCAATAACCTTGGTTTCGTTAAGTTGCTCTTGCAATTCGTCAATATTAATTTCCATTGACACCTCTCTTTCTTATTTCTGACTTAACAATACTTTCAAAAGTCCGTTCCAGTTCTTGCTCTGGTAAAGGGGGATCTGTAACGCTATTAGCTATGGTTGTTAGCTCATAGGCAGTGGCTACGTCAGCATCAACCCACTTTGATAGTAATAGTCCTACAAACCTAGTTACCGCAACATTTCGCCCACCCTCGTCACCAAAGCCATGTAATAGGGTATCAATCACGCGCATGGTAATTGTTTTATTACCGCTTGGGCGTGTGTGATAGTGTGGTTTCTGACTTGCCGTAACTGTATTTGCTACGGGATAGTCACGCCCTCTATTTACTATCTTTTCATAGTCAGCAGGATCTCCAGTGGTTACGGGCAAACCTTGTAACTGCGACCATGTTAGGCTTGTACTGTCGAAAGGTAGCCCGATTTTGTCTGCTATCTCTTGGACAGTCTGCCTATAAGTCTGTTCTGTCATTCCGTCACTAGGCTTCACCGCAAGCCTATAACGTGGCTTATTAGCCGTGTGCTTAATAGTTGGGTAAACTATAAAAGAATAGCCATGTAAGGCGTTATCGACAACGCTAGGAAAGTCTATATTAGCCTCTAGCTCGTCATAGTCCAAGAAAATCAAGTCACGATAAACCAAGCTAGCATTATTGCGTTTGTAGTTGCCGTTCTCGTCTTGTTTCACCTTGCCACTAAGGCAGTAGGGGGCTGAATTGCGCTTAAAATCGTCTATATTTGCACCTTTGGGGACTGTCCTAGGTCTAAATTCTGCTATATAGTCAAAGGGTGCTTTTTTATCGAATAAATTCAAGTCATTACCAAAACCCACACTTTCATAGATAGGCATTAAATCACCTCTTTCTAGTTATAGACGCCTAGAAAAGCTAGAATATCACTGACACGGTAATAGACTTTGCGCGTGTCCTCTACTGGTGGCTGATAGCGTTTAAGCCCAGCCTCTTCCCAACGTTTTAAGGTGTTATAGCCTACCCCTAATTCGTCCATAGCTTGCTGGGCGGTGATTAACCCTAACTGGTGTTTATCGAGCTTAGAATAGCCCTCTATGGCTTTATTTAGTACCGATATAACCCCTTGGGCAAGCTCTTTTTGGTATTCTTCACTTAGAACTTGCATATTAGCCCCTTTCTAGTATTTTCTCGTATGCAGTCACGTCTTCAATAGACGTTAGAACGTCTAGCCTTTTCTGCTCGTGCTTTACTTGATTTTTAAGAGATTTCAGTCCCTCTAGTAATTCCTCTCTGGTTTCTGCGATATAGTAACCATTACGAATACCAACCCTAGCACCAATGATAGGAACACCATAGCGAACGACTAGGTTACTAATTGCACTATATATTAGACGAGGTTTGTAACCCGTGATAGTGGCTATCTCTCCACCAGTCGTAGCATTAGCACGCCCTTTCTTTAGGGTAGCTAAAACTGCCATTTCTGCCTCATGTAGTCTATTTTTCTTCATTTACACCTCTTTCTTGTTCTAGTATTTTCTTCACTACTAAATGTAGGCGGTCTATACATTGCCCTTGTGTTTCAACTATGCTCAGTAGTTGCTTTATTAACTCGATAGTTTTCGTAGCAAATTCATCAAGAGTAAACGGATCTGCATTTAGTATCTCAAGCTCTTTCCTATATTCAGATAGATCAATAAAAGTTTTTCTTTGTTCCGTCATTGTTCGCGCCTTTCTAGTTGTAATAGTTGCCTTGAGATTGAATATAAGCCCCATAGCGTGTGCCTACGTTGCGCGTGGTGTTATCTGTCACGGTATCAGTTTTAGGCTCTATATCAAGCTGAAAATAGCTCTTTTTAAGCCATAAAACAGTTAAGGCAAGCGTTAAAATGATAGCTAGGATAATAAACTGGTTTGCTGATAAGTTCAATTCAGTAGCCATGATTTACTCTCCTTTTCCCTCTGCCTCGTATGCTCTTAATTCCTCTGGATTGTCGCACTCGAGTAGGTAAAAAGCAATTCTGTCTAGGTCGTTAGAATAAATTTCTACCATATCAAAAACTGTTTCCAGAAAGTTATCTGTTTCAAGGCGTAGTAGCCCATTATCTGCCCCTGCGTGCTTTGCGATCATAAGAGTGTTAGCATGGTGGCGTAGTGCTTGTAAACCAGACATGATACTGGTTAAGTCAGTGCCTAGGTTTTTACTTTGTTTAATCGTTAGTGTGTTATTCTTTGTTTTTTTAGCCATTGTATTTACCTCAATTTTATTTTGTTCTGTGATGTTATTCCATTTTTAAGAGGTAGCGCTCTAAGTAGGGGTATGCGATACCAGCAATTCATGATATAATTGAGGTATCTTTATAAGTGTTCTAAAACCCGATATAATATGGCTTGCCTGCCAGTGTGTTGCGTTTTAGTTGTGAATGTTTAAAGGCTTGTGAGTTTGGCGACCGCTAAGCCTTTTTTTATTTTTGCTTTCAGTTCTCGACAGTTAAGATTTCGTCGATAGTAACACCCAAAGCCTTTGATAGTTTTAGTAAAGTTTGGCTATCGGGGTTTTTAGTACGCTCATAATAAAGATTAGTTAGGGTTGTTTTTGAAATACCCGTATCTTTAGACAAATCAGCGACTGTTTTCCGTTTCTTGGCTAAAATGACACGAAAATTATTTTTCATAGTTTTGCTCCTTTCTTTTTGTTTGTATAACAAGAAATATTCCTTGTTATATTTAATTTTACTCATTTAAATTTCGTTGTCAAGTGAAATATTTCTTGTTATAATATCTTTGTCAAAGGAGTGTGAATATGAGTATAATAGGGAATTTTTTAAAAGAAACAAGGAAAGATAAGAATATTAAGGTAGTAACGCTTGCAAAACAAGTCGGAATATCTCAACCATATATTTCAAATATTGAAAACGGAAAAAGAGGTGTGACAAAAGAGTTATTCTTTAAAATAATATATGCCATCGCTGAATTGTCACCCATTACTTGGGACGTATACTTTGATTTGGAATTATCAGAAGAAACAAAAGAGGAAATATCTGTTGATGATACGTTAGGCGAATTTTGGGATGAATACTACGATGATATAAAGAGAGATTTAAACGGAACTTTAGACGATGAGGATGAGGAAGCTATTTCAACTTTCGAAGATTTTGAGAGTTATGTCCAGTCATGGGGCTTAGAAGATATGCTAACAATCTCTGGATATTCTGATTTTCTTGACTCTAAATATGGAGTGGACAACTACACGGAATTTGGAGACTATAAAGACTATTCTTCATATACAAATCCAGAATACGTACAAGAACTTGTGTTTGATTACTGGTATCAATCTATATTGAGTGATTTCCTAGAATTGTTTGAGATTGACTTAAGCCCTATCGAAACTAAAATTGAAACTAATCGGGCTTTATTGAGTAAACTTGATAAGCAAGAATTTGAAATTTATTCAACAGTAAAAAGTCTTCGTTCTAAAACGGGAAATTTCGCAAGGTATCATTTACAAGAGGAAAATAAAGACAAATTAGTTGATCTAAATGTTCTCTACGACCAAGAAAGCATTTATAATATTACCCTTGACGGTAAGCCTTTATCAGAAGAAGATATTATTGCACTACGGAATACGTTAAACGGAATAAGATATAGTAAATAATTTTAACGAACAACACACTCACGATATAAACCAATCTAAACCCGATATAATATGGCTTGCCTGCTGATGTTTAGAAAGGTTTATCATGAAAATTAACGAGATAAAGAAAAAAGACGGGTCAACCGTCTATCGTGCTAATATATATCTTGGTGTTGATGTAATCACTGGTAAGAAAGTTACAACCAAAGTAACCGCTAGGACAAAGAAAGAACTCAAGACCAAAGCCCAACAAGCGCAATTTGATTTTAAAGCTAATGGATCAACACGCTTTAAGGCTAGCACTATCACAACATATAAAGAATTAGCTTTTTTATGGTGGGAAAGCTATAAAGATACAGTCAAACCGAATACCCAAGATAGTGTTTACAAGATCTTAAATAACCATGTTTTGCCTTTGTTTGGCAGTTTTAAACTAGATAAGCTAACAACTCCACTGATACAGTCGATTATCAATAAGATTGCTAATAAGACCAACAAGGGAGAAACGGGGGCTTATCTTCATTACGATAGGATACACGCGCTTAACAAGCGTATTTTACAGTATGGCGTAGTCATGCAAGCTATACCGTTTAACCCTGCGCGTGAGGTTATTCTCCCTAGAAATATCCAAAAAGCAAAGCGACAAAAGGTTAAGCACTTTAACAACGAGGAACTAAGACAATTCATTGATTACTTAGATAGCCTAGATAGTAATAGATACCGTTATTACTATGAAACCGTACTATACAAGTTTTTACTTGCCACTGGTTGCCGTATTAACGAGGCTCTAGCTCTCTCATGGTCTGATATTGACCTTGATAACTCGGTTGTGCATATCACAAAGACTTTAAATTATAGAAAGGAAGTAAACAGTCCAAAGTCTAAAGCTGGTTACCGAGATATAGACATAGATCAGCAGACCGTAACCATGCTTAAAAAATACCAACGTAAGCAAACCCAAGAGGCTTGGAAACTAGGTAGGACTGAAACAGTGGTATTCTCGGACTTTATACATGAATACCCTAATAGCCATACCTTGCAAACTCGATTAAGAACACACTTTAAACATGCTGGGGTAACTAACATAGGTTTCCACGGCTTCCGACATACTCATGCTAGTTTGCTCCTTAATTCGGGTATTCCTTATAAGGAGTTGCAACACCGCCTAGGGCATTCTAAACTTTCAATGACTATGGACATATACAGTCACTTATCAAAAGAGAATGCTAAAAAAGCCGTCTCATTCTATGAAATGGCTCTAAAATCTATATAA